TCTCTGATAATCTTTTACCAGTGGCAGTTTCCAAAGCTTTAACTGCCAGCTCTCCTGACATAGTTCTGACTCTTTCACCAGTTCTAGAATCAATACCAAACTCTCTTAAAAATTTTGTATCAATTGTGCCACTTTTAACTGCATCAATAACCAATTCTCTAAATTCTTTTGTAGGTTTAAAAGGTAAGTAAGATCCCTCTACTAACGCTTGTCCAACATTACCTTTAAGACCGTACTCTACTTTCATAAATTGCAATCGTTGTGCACCCATTTGGTATGGTTGTACTATTTGAGAGTATAAAAATCTTGGATTAAAAAATAGTAATGCTTTATGTAATGTAAAAGAGTTAGCAAATTGTATTGCTTTTTGAAAAGTACCAGGACTACCAAACTTTTGAAATATAGCAGAGTTACCTACTGCTTCTATTAGTTGATCTCCTTTTTTAGCTAAGTATCCTACCTCTCTACCAAAAGCATTATCTACATATTTTTTAGCAAATGCTACTTGTTGTGGTATTAAGTCATTAAATTTACTTCTACCACCTATTACAGGCTCTACTTGTCCTCTAAATCTTATAGCTTCT